CACTAACAATAGAAGAGAACCAAGGAAGAGAACCAAGGGAAGATAACACTCATGGTCAGCTCTTCGAGCTGACCGAGACAGAGCCCACCCCCAAGGCCGCAAAACCCAAAAAGCCGGCACTCGGCGAATACACCCCAGCCTTCGAAGACTTCTGGAATATCTACCCCTCCAACCGAGGCAAAGCCGCAGCGTTCAAAGCATGGGGAAAAGCGAAGAAGCGCGGAGCCACAGAAGAGCAACTCAAGACAGCCGCCGCAGCCTATAGCGGATACGTCACCCACCTCGGCCGCGCTGAGGAGCACATCAAGCACGCATCCTCCTGGCTCAACCAAGACGAATGGCTCGACGAACCCGACTCATACCGCACCAAACCCGCCGCAGGCAGCTTCGCCCGCCGTGCCGCAGGCACCGTCAACGCCCTCAACCCCAACACCCCACCCCCAACCGAGATACCCGCCACCAACTACTACGCCCTCACCTAAAGGAGCACCCCCCATGACACTCGACGAGTTCCGCCAATTCTGGCTACTACTCATTGCCACAGACACCCGCATCGAGTCCCTCGACCCCATGCAGGAAGCTGCCGCAGGCATCTTTGTCGGAGAAATCCCCGCGGAGCGTAGCACCGACCTCATCAAAGAGCTCTACGCCGTTACCCTTTACGGGCCTCCGCAAATTCCCGACATTGCCAAAGCTTGGGAGCGCCTCAAGGAGAAGGACGCCGCGGCCGCCCGCAAGAAGCGCACCCTCACCCGCCTCATGGCACTCATCAACGAGGAAAAGGAGGACGTCTACTCGGAGACCGACTGGGTAAACATCACCGCTCTCATCAACCGCTACAACCGAGTCCTCGGGAGCCTCGGCCCTCAACATCGAGGAACCGCGCAGCCCCTACCCCCATACCCCCGCCCGCAGCTGAAGGCACTCACCACCGCCACCGCCGCGCACAACGTCCACGCAATCGCAAACACCATCGGAAAGGACCTCACCCATGTCTAACGAACTGACCATCGTCGGCAACGTCGGCGAAACCATCGAACTGCACAACCTGCCCGGCGGCGGCACCGTCTGCAACTTCTCCGTCGCAGACAACCGCGTCCGCAAAGAACAGGACGGCACCTACACGACCCTCAGCACCACCTGGCGCCGCGTCGCCGCCTACAAGAACGCCGAAGCTGTAGCCGAAGCCCTCACCAAGGGAGCACGAGTCATCATCCGAGGAATCGAAGAAATGCGAACCTACACCCGAGCAGACGGCACCCCCGGCAACCAGCTCAGCTTCATCGCATCCGTCGTCGGCATCGTACCCACCACCCCCAAACCCATCGGCTCCCCCGCCGGCCGCCCGGCACCGCGCCCCGCAGTACCCACCCAGTACCCGCCCCACGGATACCAGGCACAGCCCACCAACGGATACCAGCAA